CACCGGCTTCAAAGTTTACCACAACACCCTTCTGCCGCCGTCGCCGGCGGGCATCTTGTGATCGAGGCTCATAAGCCCTCGAGTCCCTATGCAGGCTACGATTACACGTCTGCTCGCCTGACTACCGCGGATAAGCAGAGTTTCACGTACGGAAAACTTGAAGCAAGGATCAAACTACCTTCCGGACAGGGCATCTGGCCGGCGTTCTGGATGATGCCCGAGGGGTGGGACCGGAAGAAGCACCGGCTGGTGAAGCGTATTGTGAACCCTGTCAACGGGAACACGATCACTGGGGAGGCGACGACGGAGGATTCCGGTCGAGGCGGGACGTACACGGCGGTTCTCCATGACGAGTTCGGCGCCTGTGACGTGGGCATGGGGATTCTGAAGTCGACCAAGAGCGCGACGGGGACGCGGTGGTTCAATTCGACTCCGAAGGGGACCGGGAACGCCCATTACCGGATCGTCCAGTTGAGCCGGCAGAACCCGCGGCAGGTCCGGCCCCAGCGATTCCACTGGACGGACCATCCCGAGTACGCCTGGCTCCAGTACAAGCTGGACGAGGAGTACCGGCCGAAGCCGGTCAAGGGAACGAAGAAGGCCGACCTGGACGCCTACCTCCTGGAGAACGAGGATCTGATCGCCTCGTTGAAGCGGCGTGGCTTCTGGGAGGAGTACACGACTCGCAGTCCGTGGTTTGATACGCAGTGCGCCCGGGCGACGACGAAGGCGGAGATTGCCCAGGAAATCCTGATCGACTACGGGGGGGCCGGCTACCAGTTCTTCGAGGCCAAGGACATTCAGGGCCTCATTCAACTGTACTGCTGCCCTCCGAAGTACGTTGGGGATCTTGAGTTTGACCACGAGACGCTGAGCCCGCTCAGGTTTCGAGAGCACGGCCACGGCTGCCTGGAAGTGTGGTGCCAGTTGCTCGGGGAGAAGGCGACGAGCCTGGCCCCGCCTGCCCGTCCCTACATCGTGGCGATCGACGCGTCGGCCGGCACCGGGGCGAGTAACAGCGTCATCTCGGTGTGGGACGCGAAGTCGTGCGAGAAGGTGGCCCAGTACGTCGATCCGCAGATCAAGCCGGAGCGGCTCGCGAAGCTGGCCATTGCAGTCTGCAAGTGGTTCTGGGACGCCTACATGATCTGGGAAACCAACGGTAGCGGGCGTGCCTTTGGGGATGCCGTCATCGAGCGGGGGTACGGCCGCTTCTACAAGCGTCCCTCAAAGATAGAGACGGGAGAGACGGGTACCAATGCGGGTTGGGCTCCGACGCGGGACAACAAGTACCAGCTTCTTTCGCACTACCGGGGGGCGTTATCCGACAGGGTGGTCTGCAACCGTTCGGAGCAGGCGATGCTTGAGACGCTGGAGTACATGTTTCTCGGGAACAACTGGGTGGAGCACTCGTCGCTCAATGAGAATGAGGATCCGAGCGGTGCGCGGGATCAGCACGGGGACCGGGTGATTGCGGACGCGCTGGCGGTGAAGGTGATGGACGACCAGCCGAAGCAGGTCACGCAGGTCGAGCAGAAGCATTCGCCGCTATCGGTGGCTGGAAGAAGGCAGATGGTGAAGGAGATGGAGAAGCAGAAGGGGAGTCCGTATGTGTTCAACTGATCCAAGGAGAAAGTGAGGGATGGCAAACGAGGATCGTCGCCGCAATCGAAGCGTGCAAGAGATGTCGGCCATGGGCTTCACGGACATGCAGACGTGTGCTGACGAAGATGGGTGGCCGTACCCCGATGACGATGATGAGATAACGACGGAACATTACATTGACGGTTATGGGAAGTGGCGTAATGCAGACCTAAGCCCCTCCTCTCACAAGCATGTGTGGAGGTAGAACCCGATGGATGACCAATCGTATCTCGCTGGTCAGAGAGCCGTAGCGCTCAGGCTACTGAGAATGGCTTTAAGCGAACTGGGTTACGGGGGCACGGAGGCGGAGTACACGAAATGGATCATCGAGCGAGAGGACGCCATAGCGGCCCTTCGCCGGATGTGCCATGACCACGGCGACAACGATTGGGACGAAATGCTGAATTTGACCGACATCATCGAGAAGCATCTTCATCGGCATTTGGATTCGGAGGTAGAACCCGATGGATGAATGCATCTGTGAGAAATACGCAGAGCAGAGGCGGTCGTCTCCATCCTGCATGGCCTTTTGGTGTCCAGTGCATGATGACATAGATGGCATGTTTGCTCGGCTTGAGCGGGCGACGACGGAAGAGCGTGCCAAAGAAGAGATCATTACAAGGCTCAGCAAACACATGAAAAGGCTAATCTGACAACCCAACAACCTAGATCGGGCTAGCGGGAAGGCGACCGTACATCGCCTACCGTGATGTCAAAGAAAGGCCACGCGGGGCCGCGTACTCGCGCGGCCTTTTTCTTTGCGCCCGATCTTGGATACACGCCATGAACCTGAACGACAAGAAAGACCGGCTCCACCTGATGGACATGGTGGATCATTCTCGGACGAAGCTCGACGACGTTCGAGAGGCCCGGCGCAAGCTGCTCAACCGCACCAAGGGCAGCGAGTGGTTTCCCAGCGACGAGCGGACGCCGATCAACCAGATGGCCCAGCAGGAATGGGCGCTGGTTCAGCATCTTGCCGGGGGAGACCCGAAGGCGCTAGTGCTTCCCGGTGGGCCGGGCATGGAGGCGACGGCCTACGAGCAGACGCTCGCCGTCAACGCGGTGGCCCAGCGGCTCAACCTGCGGCGGAAGTTTCGCAGACTCGTCCAGGACGCCCTCTACGGCATTGGTATCTGCCGAATCGGGATGGTTCGCTCTAAGAACATTCCAATTCGAGAGATCGCCCCCGAGCTGGATGAAGAGGGAGAGATCGGCATTGGGAGGCTGGAGGTTCAGGTTATCTCCTTGGAAGCGTGGGTCCACGACTGCCAGGCCGACTGCCTCGAAGAGCGCGAGTTCTGCGGTCACGCCTACTGGGTGGCGAAAGAGGACATCGAGGAATACCTGCCGGGTGTCAAGCCGACAGACCTGGAGTTGGAAGAGAAGCGGTGGATCGACGAGCACGGCCACGAAATGGCCGGCGCGATCAGCCGCGGGGTGGATGGGGAAGGCCAGGACGGATTCCGAGACCAGTATTGGCTCTGGGACTTGTGGGTGCCCAGGGAAAACGTGCTCGTCACCACCCCGGTCAACGGGACCGGCGAGATCGCCCACGTCAGGCCGTGGCGAAGCCGACCGGGCGGACCTTATCTCTTCTTGTACTACCGGGAGCTTCCCGACCAGGCTATTCCGATTGCCATTCAGGCCGATTTGGCGCTCGTCCACGACTCGCTCAACTCCACCTTCCGCAAGCTGATCGACCAGACCCGGGAGGCCAAGACGGTGCTCGGATTCAAGCCGGGCCACGAGGGGGACGCGGAAAACGTCCGAGACGCCCGCAGCCGGCAGATCGTTCAGATGCGCGACCCCTCGTCCGTCCAGGAGTTCAACTTCAACGGCCCCGACCAGGCCCTTCTGGGGATGCTTCTCCAGACCCGGGAACTGGCCTCGATCATCGGTGGGAATACGGACGTGCTGTCCGGGCTTGGGGCACAAGCACCGACCGCCACCCAAGAGCAGATGGTCAGCGAGACGGCCGGCGGCAAGGTCGCGCTGCATGAAGTCGACACGGCCGATTTCCAGGTCGAGGTCTTCGAGGCGATTCGCTGGTATCTGTACCACGAACAGATCGAGCCCATACCGATCGTCGGGCAGGTCGAGGGGACGGACATCCGGTTTCCCCAGACGTTCAACGCGGAAAAAGCCGCGGCGATGCCGGGCGAGTTCAATTCATTCCTGTTGAAGATCGAGCCCTACACCGGCATCTACCGCGCGCCCGAACAGCGGTTCCAGTCGCTTCTGGCCCTCTGGGAGCGGCTGATTATGCCCGGGGTCCAGTTGGGCATTACCGACAAGACGCCGGACATGGACGGGCTGTTAGCCATTGCAGCCCAGTACCTTGATATGCCGGAAGTGTTGAGGCTGCTCAGGGCGGTGGCTCCCGAGGAACAAGAGATGCTCATGCAGGGCGAGGCCCGGCAGGCACCGACTACCACGAGGAACTACGTGCGGCGCAGCGCTCCAGGACCGACCCGTTCCGGGAACGCGATGACGGCGCTTCAGATGATGGGAGCGGGCAATGGGCAAACGTAAACGCAGGGCCAAGCGGTCGAAGAAGTTCGCCGCGCTGCCGCTTGTCGGTCAACGAACCGACATCAGCCGGTCGCTGCGGGTGGGCAAGCGGCAGATAGCCGCGGCCAACGAGTTCGCCGAGGGAATCGGTTGCGGGACGCCGTTCCGAGAGGACGGCAACTTCGAGGGGACCCGCGCCGAGAAGAAGAAGTACATGCAAGAGATCAACCGCCGCCGTGCGGATCAGGGCGAACCCCGATTCGTGAACTTTGACGGCGGCTACGGAGATGAAATATGAGCGAAGACACGAAAGCGGTGCCTGGAGACGAGCAGGTCCAACGCGAGATATTTGATTGTCTGGATGACTTGTTTGGCTTGCCGGGCATTGAGGACTTACTTGCAGACTCGAAAGCAGTTCAGGAGAGCAGAGATGAGTGACACTACGCAAGCCGTCACGGAACCCGAAGACGGCGCCACGATTGTTCACGATGAAGCCGCCGAGGAGAAGGCGCACGAGGAGCTTGTCGCGGACGTGACGAAGATGCTCGAAAAGAGCCAAGACACCGAACAACCTCCCGAGGAACTTCGGGAGAAAGAGGAAAGACCGTCCAAGGCTGAGAAGCCGAAGGACGAGAAACCCGCCGAGGCGGAGATAGGCGATGAGCTTCAGGCTCGCGCAGAGGGGGCCGGCATCTCGAAAGAGCTGGCCCAGCGGCTTCACCAGTCCGGTCAACTGGAGGAGACGCTTGCGGCGTTCGACAGGACTCTCATCGAACGCTTCCAGTCCAAGGAGACTGAGACTTCGGGCATGAGGGCCACGAAAGAGGTGGCGTTTGAAGGCCCGAAAGAAGCGCCGCCCAAGGCGGAAGACCAAGAGGACGCGCCGGACCTGGACCCGGATGTTTACGACGAGGATCTGGTGAAGCGAGACGCCTACCACAAGAGGCGGATCGACGCGCTGGAAGCCCAGGTCGAACTGTTGCTCCAGGACCGGATCGACGCATTCGAGAAACGGTTCGATAGCGTCCTCACGGAGCTGGGGTACGACGTTGCCGACCAGGAGAAGTGCCAAAAGACGTACAAAGCGTACTGCGGCATCTGCGAGGCATACGGCGTGAACCCCGAGAGCTGCGATGAGGCAATGGTGAAACGTGCTCACGCGGCCATGTTTCCAGAGGAAGTGTTCAAGAAAGCCCAAAGACAGACGGTTGACCGCTTGCGAGACGCTGAAGGCCGATTCCTCCCGAAGTCGCAACCAAGGGGGGCTCCGCCCGCCAAGGATGCGACCGAAGAGGAGATCCACGAGAAGCTCGTCTCGGACGTGACGACCTACTTGAAGGAGCAGGGCGTCCAAATGAGCGGTGTCTGAGAAAGGATAACTTCACATGGGACTCCAAGCAGAACAGATCGCCGACATCGTGTCGATGGTCAAAGATGCGGAGGACAGGAACACATACACGCTCCTGACCACCGAATTGCAGAAATACCCGGCGATGCGACAGCTTTTCAAAGCCAAAGGTCGTCGGGAAAAGGGAGGCGAGCAGCTTTCCTTTAACGCGATGGTCGCGTCGAACGAGTCGGCGCAGACCACGAGCCTGTTCGCCGAGATCGACGTTTCGCAGGCGGACCTGTTCAAGACGGGGCGCGTTCCGTGGCGACACATCACGAACTACTACGCTTTCGACGAACGGGAGCCGGTTCTCAACAGCCGACCGGACGATTTGGTCGACATCGTGAAGGGTCGCCGCACGGACTGTTTCGTTGACCTCGCCGTCAAGTTCGAGGACTGGTTCTGGGAAGCACCGACCGGCAGCGAGGCGGCCGATGACGCGCCCCCTTACGGCGTGCAGTATTGGTGCCCCATCGTCGTCACGACCACGACTGGCGCGTTCCAGGGCGGAGATCCGTCCGGCTTCGCGGCCGGTTGCGCCGGGCTGGCCGTGGCTTCGTACCCCAACTGGCAGAACTGGTCTGCGTTGTACACGAACGTCAGCGAAGACGACTTCATCGTGATGCTCGAAAAGGCCACCTGGCACTGCGACTTCACCAACCCGGTTGCCATTCCAGGCGACGTGGGGAGCCAGTACGGGTTTTACACGACCTACGACACGTTCCGGCAGTGCCGCATCATCGCTCGCAATCGCAACGATGACCTGGGGTTCGACCTGAGCACTCGGGGTCCGACGTATATGGGCAACGAGATCATGGCGGTGCCCTACCTGGAGGCGAACTACGCTACGCAAGATCCGTTCTACGGGATCGACTGGGGCGTGTTCAAGCCGACCTTCCTCCGCGGCGAGTGGATGAAGGAAGTTACCGTCATGCGGCCCGGCAAGCAGCACCGGACTGTGGTGATCTTCGTGGACTCGACGCTGAACATCGAGTGCAAGAACCGCCGGAAGCTGTTCGGGTTGGGGAAATCCGCTCTGCCGGCGTAGTGCGTTCATCAACGTGATCCACCTGAAAACAGGCGAGATCGAAACTATACGTCCTAAGTTAGGATGGAAGGTGTGTGAGACATGACACGTACAATGATGAAAGACAATTTGGGCTCCGAACGCACTGATCGGTGGTTCAGCCCGAACATCTGGGGCGACTGCCCGATCGAGGCCATCAAGAATGGTACGGTCATCGGTCGCTTTTTCCAGGACGACTTTACTGGTCCCTGCCCGAACACGGATGCTGGGCTCTACGAAGGGGCCGGTGAGAGTTGCGGCCTTGGCTACCTCTTCTATGGCGACACGGGCGTCACGATCAAGGCGCAGGCCGCCGTGGAAGAGGGCGTGGTGGAGGTCGCGGGCAACGACGCCGACAACGACGAATCGGTG